TTCGTAACCTTCCAAGAGGCGCCCATCCACATTATATAACGTATTGCATGGAAATTCTGATAGGCAAATGGGTCGGCTACGATACTGATTATATTATTAATTACGAGATCGTCATTTAGCGAATCTCCCGATTGCCAACGTCTCGTATTTTTTATTATATCACCAGTATAATTCCGCTCGGTAATTTCTTCGGTCCAGACACCAGGAGTAGTTTCACGAGTTTCAGCATAGCCGATTTTTCCATAAAACTTTCCCATTTTGAATCTCCTTTAACGCTAAGGTGTTACGATCTGCTCGACTACAAGCGCCGACTTCGGCCTAGTTAAAGCTCCAGAACAACGAGTCTCTATCAAATATTTATATTGATTATAGTCAATATCGAAATCGTCAAACATGCTGATAGCGCCACCTTTATCTGCACCAACGACATAATCTGACAGATTTACTATAATAGCCTTCAACTTCAAGGTGTTTCCATCAACGACGCGCGTTAGGTTCTCCATAACAGGAACCTCGACGATTTTGGAAACACGCAGAGCAGCAGCCAGTTCCGCTTCGGTGGCGTAGATACGACGTCCGGTAATGTCTTTAAGCAACATCATTTCGGTCAGAGTATCGGTATCGGTATACAATGCCGGACTTCCGCTACCTTTATAATTCTTACGAGCGCGAATGATATCATCGATTAATTCTTCGGTATTGTGATCGACCGCTATCTCGACGTGATGTGCGTACATATCGTCGTCTGTATAAATTGGGCGAATGTTTGTCTCGCTGATTTTATCGTCAGACTCCGCATCGCGACCATCGCCTACTAAAACGACACGGGCGAGTTCCTCGTCCAGCATCATTCGCATCTCCGCCTTCAACCACGCTACGACATCCAGATCGACAATATCGATAATGTCATCACGATCTAATTTTTGTTTCTTGTAAATAGTACAGGGAGTAGTTACGCGCTTCAAAAGACTGATAACCTCTTCTTTCTTGAGCGTTCCTTTAACATATCCCAAAGCCCTAGCTTCATCTGCGGTTAGATCTGCAGCGGTACTCTTAATGCGAGAGAACGGACTATGGCGAGTTCCGGAAATAACACCGGCGACCCATTCTGTATCTCGCTTAATAAGATCTGGGGTCGGAGTAACAGTCTTTGCATCTGGGAATAAATAGTCAATGTTATCGATACCATAAGTGCCAGCGTGAGCTAAGAAACTTTCTTTAAGCGATCCTAACCGTTTTGCATCTTCAAGAATTATCTTTAATTCAGCATGGGTTAAACTGGTTTTTCCCTGCTTATTCTCTTCTTTATTGCCTTCAAATACGTTCTTCTTCATATCAGATCCTCCTTCATCAGAATGTTTTATATCTTCTTTTTTTTCCTCATCGGAATGTTTGGCGTCTGCGGGTTCTTCGCCTCCATCAACGAGGCGTGCGACTATTGCATATAAAACATCTTTTTGTTTCTCATTCATAGTCGCAATTATATCTTCTATAGTCTCATCGTCGGCACCAACAGCATGTTCAATCTTTTCTAAAGACAATTCGATGCCAGTAGTAATGAAGGCTTCTGTCTCATCAGCTACTACTTCACCATCGGAATGTTGAATAGCTAGATTGTCTATTACTGCTCCGGGGTTTGCTCCTGAAAGAACCAAACTTACTTCCCGGATAGCACCATGAATAACATCACTACCTTTTTGGACTAACTTGTTTGCGTAAATAGATAAAAAGGTAATATCTCCATGCTCAACAAGTTCTTTAGCCCGTTTTCCTGATTCAGTACCATTGAAACTGCAATATGCATAAACTCCGTCTTCTCTATTTTCGAGAAGAGCATGACCTAAAACGTTCGACGGATCATTATGTAAATGCTGATATACTAATGGAACTTTTTGTCCATGATTATTTTTAAACGCATCTTTTCGAATTATACGTCCGTCAGCACATTTAAGATCGTTTTTAGTAGCGTATCCACTAAAATCAAACTTCATTCTCAATATCTCCTTTCGGTTTGTTTTCCTCAATATCAACAGCCTTACTAGGTTCTGGTGCATTGAGGTTCTTATTCCTTAGTTCGTCTGCTTTCGGATCTTTCGAAGGTTTATACCCTATAATAGCTCTTACTTCGTTTGAAGATAGAATCTCATTACGGGTAAATTTATCGGCTATATCCGCAAGTTCAGTAACAGGAACAAGTTTAAATGGTTCTCTAAAGAACATTATAGATTGGTATTGAGAACGTGCAGTCTTTGTTAAGAATTTACGTCTCATTTCATCTACAATAGCAGAACTAATTGGTTCTACGGTTCTGTTATGATAATTTAACATTGTCTTCTCATCCGCAGTTCCTCTAAAAACTTCCTCAGTTATCCCTAACTGGCTATATAGCATACTCGTTAGGTAAGTAATCTGCTCCATTAAATGATTTTCAGCAGGTCTATTCAACTGAGTAATTTTCTCAGTTCCATCAGTATAAGCAATACCATACTTTGATCCAGCCAACTGATTTTCTATATCAAGACGTCTGGTTTCGGCTTGATCTTTACGGGCTTGCGTCTTGATGACATAAGGTAACTGTATGATGAGATCTAATTTACCTGAACTAACCTGTTCATCAACAACATCTAATAAATCGAGTTTTCTAATAAGACGTTTTAGAGTTGAGTTAGGTTCATTCATGACAGCATAAAGCGGATTCTCTATAATTGCTACATTTTTCTTTGGAAGAATGACTTCTTCTTTTCTGGAAGTCTTCTCGTTATATACCTGTATCCTAACACTTGAAGGAAACCATTCAAGAATCTTTCCTACCCTAAGAGATAGGATGTCATAACTTCCAGAAACCATTGGGTCCATTGTTGTATCAACTGGTACAACTGCAACACAACCCTCATCAAACATAGACATAACTATATCCTGTATAAGATTCCGTCCAGTCTGGTCTACATTGGCACTTACAGTTAAACATTCATTTAAACCAGATTGTATTGTATCGATATACCTCCCATTTTGATCTAATCTAACATGATTAAAGGAGATACTAGCTACATCGAGTGCTATACTATTATATAATGATGCTATTATCGATCTTTCGCTAGTACGAGTTAACTGAAATCTATCTGGTCTATAATTAGTGCTATATCCGTTTTCAGGATTGTAGTAAGAAGCGGTAGGATCACGATTAAAGAAGGCGTTCCACGCGTGCTTTAATCTACTCCTCATGGAGTTCTGCATTTCTTCACCTCCTTTTTAAACTTTGGGAAGACTAATCTATAAATTTGAAATTGACTACAGGAGATTCGCCAGATATTTTTCCTTGATCGTAGATACCACAAGACATAAGACCTAAGGCAATACCTATAACTACACCAGCAATGGGTTCCATACCATTTTGGTGAGCAACAGCAATACCACCTACTATTCCTAAAGCTAAAGCGGCTGCTGGAGCAAACTTGCTTGGTAATCCTAATTCTCTAATAACTCTAACTAAACCAATAATAAGAGCTAAAACAGGAATTCCATAAAGTAGAATTAGATTTAAATCCATATTACAATACTCCTTTCTCTTTACCGTTATATATAATAGCTAAAACCATCCATAACGGTGTTAATTGTTCTGGATCATGATACTCGGTTAGTAACTGATCCGACATAGCACGAGCAATAACACCTTCTTTCCAATCCGGTGGGGCTGGAGTAGGCGTTGATCTCTCTAATCTTGCTTGTAATCCTGTCCATGAAAAATATTTTCCAGGACAAGCTGTCGATTGAACATCTTTATGACCTATTACTGGAATGTCCTGATACCGTGTACCAATATCTGCTATTAATGATGCAAGAGAATCTAATTGTTCTTCTGTTGGGCCAGGACCAATTTCAAAATTACCACCTAAACATATACCAATACCATCAGTATTAGCTTCATGTTGAGGATCTTGATAGGCATGAGCTCCTTGCGTCCATTCCGGACGACCTTCCCATACTACTCCCGATCCATCAATATAATAATGATAACCTATACCAGACCAACCTCTAGCCAAATGCCAACGATGAATATCTTCAACGGTCGTTTCCGGTTTCGAAGCTGAGTGATGTATCACTATCCGACGTGTAAAGGGTCGGGCTGATAGAGTCTTCAGAAACTGCACATTCGAACTCGTTTGTACTATCATTTCTAACCTCCTTTTTGTCAGGCCAGTTATTATGTTTACTAAGATTTTCAAGTCCAGATTTCGTATAATAACCCAAAATCATTGCAACTATCTCAATACATACTGTCTTTGATAATGACTCTGCTATTTGAGTACGACCTGCTAGAGCTAATCCATAACTAACCCACATCATTAAAAAACCCTGGATTAGAGAAACTCTTATAATCCATTTACTAAAGGATATGTCTTTCATACTAACCTCCAGTATCCCTGGCGGGGAGCTGTTTCAGTTCTCCAACTAATTTTGTAATACTCCCATTACCATTTAAACAATGGTAGCTACTATACATTTCTAAAACGTTCTCTAATCCATATAGGGGTATCCATCCCTGGTCAGTGTATTTATCATAAGACCTTATAATTTCGTTTCTGAGAAGAGCTTTAGTACCATTACATAAACTCTTTTGATCTTTTAGTTGTTGTTGTACACGTTTTGATAAAACCTTATAACCACCGCTAAGGATGGCGACTATAATAGTAAAACCAACTTCCAACCAATATTTTATAATAAATTCTTTCATTTATTATATGCCACCCCCCATTTTGATTAAAATTTAATAAATTAGTAGGCAGCACCTAATGAGATGCGTCTCCAGTTCTTACCAGTTACATCATTGGCCGCAATACATATATAGAGATAACTAGAGTCCATAAATATAGTTCTCTCATCGCCGGGCGTTCCATCAACGCCTCCGGATAACAATAATGCGCCTTCGGTAAAGGCCCCATTAGCCATATCTTCAGCAATTGCTATTGTATTTGTAATAACCCCGCCAATATCAGCAGTCAGTACTACAGTATTATTAGCGCCAGCAGCCGCACCAACTCCTTGAGTATCAGAAGCGGTAATAGCGGCTACCAATGCTGTTACTGCATTTGCAGCGGAACAATCTTCGCCGTTTGCGAGTTTAACAGCGCTAAATACGTTGCCTTCGGCAGTAAATGTTTCGGTGGTGGCAATATTGTTTCCAGCCGCTCCACCGAACAAAGCCGTAATAGCCAAAACATCGTTTTCGAAAGCCGCGCCGCAAGTAACTAATGGATGCGGATCGTTATGAAGATCATCGCCTTTAATCGCATCTCTAATATTAACTTGGGTGTCGGTACGAACCGCGCCTATAGCAATTTCGCCATCCCCATTTGCGGTACCAGCTGGCACGAATGTGAATATTTTAGTCCCAATTGTCATCGTGTCTCCGGCAATTGGATTTATATTGACGGTTAATCCATCAGAAGCTTTAACGGTGTGTTCGTTAATATTAACTGGAATGTTTCCTTCGCCAACGATTAGTGCCACTGACGACGCAAATTCATAGACGTCAATTCCGGCTACTTCAGGATTATTAATAGTTACCGTTTCGCCATTAATAACGACGCCAGATATAGTCAATATTTCTTGAGCGCTTATTGCGTTTACCGGCGTATCCGATGGTATCTCGGTACACGGACCGGGAATACCCTGCGGACCAACTGCCCCTTGTTCTCCTGCGGCTCCTTGCGGGCCGACGGGGCCGGTTCCCAAATTTATAGCTGTAATAATTTCCTGAATTTTTGTACCGAAGTTCATAGGTCTACTATCACAATATACTTTGTTTAATAGATTGACCTCATGCGCAGTTAAACTTTCCATTAATATTACCTCCTTTTAAATATTATTTAAATAACCAAAAAACTGTCCATATTGGAACGTTGTGGATATAATGGTCGAGAGCACTGCTGCTTCCATTAAAAAACCACCCCCGAAAGGGTGGCCTTGTTCAATATTCGCTATCTCAGATAGCTTTACAAAGCAATATTGGCCGTACCCTTAAACCAAGGCACTTTAGCGTCTAATAAAGCCTTTAGCTTGCTATCTGACAATGCCTGATACTTAGCAGGCAATGATGTTGTGTCAATTACCATCAACGCTTTAACCTTAAACACTTTATCTTTGGCTACTTCGCCACTAACATATCTGTTTGAGGGCGCATAAGATATGTTCCCAGTTTTGGAACTCGTGTGGAATCCGGACAAGACAAACCATTCTTCTGCAGGGGGACTTGCGAGAGATATTCTTGGTTGACCCTCTGACCTAATATCGGCATACAAAGCAACGCTATTGTCTATCCACATCATGCAACGCATATAGAGTTTGGCGTTTAACACCCCTGCAATATACTGATTAAAGTTTGGAGTATCTCGATATGACACCGCATTCGTGCCAACCGCAGTAAGCACGCCATTAGCCGCAGATATACTGCATCCATAAGGATCTATATTATCGGTATTGTTTAAGTCCACATTGGCAACAACCAAATTGGTCAGACTGACTATTTCACCCGCTGTTCGTCCCACAAAAGGAACCCCTATACCTGTGCCGATAATCATATTAATACACCGCCAGTATCGAAGTGGCAGTTGTCCCAGTAGCGTACACTCGCTTACAACTTATTGGGTGTATCATACCGCTAGACAATGCGGTAAAGGTCACGGTTGTTCCGTCTGCCATGTCAACTTTGACATTACCTGCCCCACCCAAGTAAAGTCCTTTTGTCGGCACGGTTGCCAAATCTGCTACATCGGACGGAGTTACTGCCACCGCTCCTAGAGCATTACTGCCCGATAGCTGAACAGACGCGTGTGTAGTCATATGCACAGGTACGGAATCCGCATCTGCAATATTACTGCCCGATAGCTGAACAGACGCGCTTGGTGTATTGACCAGGGCGTTATAGATAGCTTCGATTATATCGGCAACATTTACAATTGTATCGTCTTCTTTAATTCTACGACCACTTCCAGCGGCCATATTTGCAATGTTTGGCATATTCTTTGCTCCTTTCACATTATTCAAATGCATCCTTATTTAGCTTATAAGCCACGTAAGCATCCATCATCGCAGATACACTATCTATTTTGCGATCATAACGTATTTTAGATAACTTACGATTTCCATTATTGTCCTCAATGGTTACAGCATTACCCATAGCGAACATCATCAGTTCCTGATCAAATATAAGCATCCGTTCTTCTGCTAACTTTTTTAATTCTCCTAAAGGAACCGACTCTGTTCTAGCTCCCTGAATAACTTTTTCTATACCATAAGGACCGTTTTCAGCTTCCCAACGTTCAACAAATTCTCTAGCATTATATGGGTCAAAACCAAAACTTCTGACATCATAACTTGACTTATTAATATAATGATCTAACTCTTCATAAACTTCCATCATATCTAATACGGTTCCTTCTAGAACAATAAGACTTCCTTCTTCTAAAAACTCCTCATATTTTATACGCATTGCACCTGGTAATTTCATAAGAGTTAATGAAGAAATATAACAACGAGTCTTTACGCCGAAAGTTCCGTTAGATAATGGAAATAGAAAAGTAAAGGCACAGAAATCGTCTCCTTGAGAAAGATCTGCTCCCATAGAACATGGTAACGACCAAAAATCTCTACGTCGATGAGGTATAGTTTCATCGTATGTAAAGAAATATGTATATCCTTCCATCGGAAGTCCAAATCTTTTTGCAAGAATATCGTTTCTTGTAGCTGGAGCTTTTTCGGCTCTCTCAACATCCATTTGATAAGCTTCATATGATACCGTTTTACCTAAATTAGGGTTTGCTTTCAACCACATTGCAGGGTCGGATACTTCTTTAATATCATCTAATTTATACCAGAATATAGAGACATGAGGATTTGGATACTCGCCTTTTAGAATATCCATTAATTCCATTTTAATTGTATCACCGCTACTATTACGTACTGTTCCCTCTGAACTAGTAGCCACAATTAGATAATCGTCTAATTTAGATGCGCCTTGTTCAATAGCACCAACAACGTCCTCCCGAATATCGCCAGATAACCATTCGTCAATAGTTGAGATTTTGGGTCGTAAACCTTGAAGTTTATCTATACTCATAGGACGGACTTCAATTATAGAACCGGTAAGAAAATTTTCTATACCTTTCTTAGTAGAGGCTAGTTTAACTCTATTAGCTCTAGAACCAGTGGTGTTCTGTAACGAACCTTCGGTTAAGAATTTAAATAGAGGACCTCTAGCTCTTGTTATAGCAGTCCTTATTGGTGCCATAACTTCTTCGGATTGTTTCATCGTTGGACCTGTGGTTATTTGCTGTGTAGTGGATGTATCGACCACATTAAAATATGCTTGTAAGAGAGAATCGTATAAAGACTTCGCGGCACCTCTCCCAACTATGAGAAACTGTTTATTTATAAGTCGTTTCTTTATTATCTTATTAATGAATCGTCCACCACGCCCCCTTTTATTTGGCTTATACACGCTTCTGTTCACAAAATAATACCAGCCAAAAATCTGTTCTGCCCATAATTTAAAACTATCTAATAAAGTAAGATCAGAACCGTCCGTAAGCGTCATTTCATTTTCGCAGAAACAAATAAAACCATTAATAGCTTCGTCATCATAATAAATTCCAGGATTATCTATGAGATCATCTATTCGATTCATTTCCATTGAAAGTTCTTTACAAACAGGAATGTCTCCATTAAGAACTGCTTCACGGAATCTACCATAATATTTTGGAACAGCTCTATTCGATAATGCCATAAAATATCACCCTTTTATTATGAAGCTTTATCCTTCAACTCTTCTTTGAAAAATATCTTTTCAGCTTGCTGCATCATAGCTTTTGAAACCAGTTGTGAAGCTGTTTTCTTAGCAGAACTTCCTACAATTTCTCTTATCACAGATTTTCCTTTCTTTGTTTCAACAGTAGTCAAACTTCTATATTGGCTTTCAAGTTGTAGGCGTTCATTTACTATTCTTAATTCATTATTTGTCATCTCGCTTATAGATTTTCTCATTATTCGTTTCATCTGTGAGTGTTCTTCGCCAGGTTTTGGGTTTACTCTTTTAGTTTCAGGCTCGGCCTCATCATAATAACGACGTTCCTTACCCTCTTTGTCATCGTTTGGTTTTCTTCTCTTCTTGAGTAAAGATATAAAATTTGATCTTCTATTACCGCGTCTTACTCCCCACTTCATTCCAAGAATTCCGTAGTGTTGTAATGACTGGTCTTGTTCTATACGAGCTATTAAATCGTCAAGTGCTTCTTTTGAAACTTTCATTATTACACCTCCTTTAAACAACCGGTTCAGTAATAGATTCTTTTTGAACCATTAATCGCCATTCAAGTTCTTTAATATGTCTCTCGAAAATTTCAACTAAGAAAGCAGAAGATGGTGGATCAAATATTAAACGAACCTTTAAGAAAATATAAGTTTTTATGCCTTGTAAATTTGTATCGGTTCCAATGTAGTCAGACCATAAACTGGTTTCATCTGCTATGTCAAAACCACCATCTGGTCCAATTCCTAATTGATTTAATACCATTAATGCTGAATTAACATGAATCATAATGTCAACATCAAAGTGTGTATACTCTTCTTCGATACCTAACATCTTTTTAATAGATGTAAGAATGCTGTCCATATAATTCCTCCTATCTAACGCCACGGACAAGTATCATTTCGAGTTCTCACTATTGGTAAACGTGCTAATAAAGATTCGTTACCGAAATGAATAGCGTTGTGTGTATTATGTGTAGTGGTTATTAGAAATTCTGGATCAAATATATGATCTCGGTTTAATTCTATGTCTTCGATAGAAATCGGATTCATATGATGTATTATTATTTTATCATGTATTTCATAACCTTCTATTCCAAGGTCACAGGCATTATCACGAACTATAACATCATCTCGAGTTCTTAACCAACGCTTTGATTTATAAAGCAATTGATTTAAATAACGATCATAACCAAAAGTATCACTACCTACACGACCTGGAATACGTAAATAATTATAACGTTCTTCTAGAGTTCTTAAATGTTTTAAATCTCTATAACGTTTAATCATCATTATTACCCCTTAGACTTCCACTATATGCTCTCATAGCATTCAAAGCGTTTGCATATAGTTCCTCCACTCTCTTTGCAGACTTAATTGCATCGGTCTTAGCTTTCATAAGTTCTTTCTGTTGTTCTAAAATTTCTTTTTCAAGTCTCTCTTTAGTAGAACCGAGTTTTAAATAATGAGAAATCACTTGAGAAGACGCTGTTCCATCAGAAAGTTGCTTCTCAGCTAAGTTTACAGCCAACGCTATCAATTGTTTCTCTCTTGCTTCTGTACTGATAGCAGGAGGCCGTCTTCTTTTAGGTTTGTTTTCTTTCTCTCTATCTTGGTTCGACATTCATTAGGACGCCTCCCCTCTTACTTCTTATATATTTTGTATATAGTTTTAGTAGGACTCTTAGCTGGGGCAAGGAGAGTTCCATAACACCTCTCGGGCGTCTCTTGAAAGGAGAACAGGCTCACCAGACCTGTTTTTTTGGAACCCCCCGACCCCAATTAAAAGTCCTACTAAAACTGAAACCTAAAAATAACCCCCGGGGAAAATTTTAGG